TTCCTTAAGAGTAATGGGTGATAACCTTACTATTGACACTAATTTAATTAGTGAAGGTATTACTCAATTAAATGGTAATACTATAACAACACTAATCACAGCAAGTGGTGATATAAGTTCAAGTGGCAATGTTTATGGTGCTAACTTAATTGGTGATGTTATAGGAACAACATTTTTCCCTGTAAATGATACTCCTTTTACTAATGAAATAAGTTTCTTTACAGGAGATACAACACTTTTTAATTTCCAAACTGTTTTAGAAGAAACTTCCTCAGCAGACTTTAAATTCTTTAGAGCTGGAGAAAGCGGATATACTAACTCAACTGTAGAATTAACAGGCTCATTAATAATCACAGGTAGCACTACAATAACAGGCCCATTAACAATCACAGGATCCCAGTTAATAACCGACGACATTACTTCAGACGGTACAATCCGTGCAAGAGTAAAGTCATTCGATATTCCCCACCCTACTCGCAAAGGTAAGCGCCTAGTTTATGGTGCCCTCGAGGGACCTGAACACGGGATTTACTGCAGAGGAGAATCTAAAGAACTACAAGTATTACTGCCTCCTGAATGGAGAGCAATGGTAGACAAAAAAGGTATTTCTGTCCAAATTACCCCAATAGGAGAATGGCAACCTTTATATTTTAAAAAATTTCACAGCAATTGGATTCACTTTGGATGTGGGGACGATAGGGAAAATGTCCATTTCTTTTGGGAAATTAAAGGTGAAAGAACAGATGTCCCTTCATTAGAAACGGTACAATAATAAAGGTTATGATATTTATTAACAACACAAAAACAAAATACCATTGCCTTTATATAACAGAGACATAATTATAGAACCCGCTAGCGGTTCCATTATATTTAGTGGATCTGCGGGGGCATTCTTTTCAGAAATTATAGTTGACGATAGTGGTAGTATTTCACTTACAATAACTGAAAGTGGAACATTTTCTATAACAGGATCAACAGATATTACAGGATCATTAAATATTTCAGGTACTTTATCAACAGATGATTTCATATTGCGTGGTACACTTGATTTAGGAACCTTCTAATATGTATATGTGAAAATTAATTTTTAACGCGTTAAATAACACAAAATATGGCACAAACAATCAAAATTAAAAGAGGTGGGGTCGATAATATAGCATCCTTAACTCTTTCAACAGGTGAAATTGCATTAGCTACTGGGTCGTTAGCAGCAGGTATTGCTGCAAATCCTTTTATAATAGCAGGCAATTCAGGTAATACATTGCCTGTAGGAGCAATCTTAACAGGCTCATCAACTCCTTTAGTTAATGCTAAATTAAATGGTGCATTATTCTACAACAACCAAGATAAACAACTTATAAGATTAGATTCAGCAGGCAACCAAAACTTAGATATCGCTGCAACAGTTGAAAATCCATTGACCATAGGCGCTGGATTATTTGGGACTTCTTTTGATGGTTCTGCAGGTGTTACTATAAGTGTTGATTCAGGATCAATTGCAATTAATGATTTAAATACATCTACAGATTTAAGCGTTGCTAATGGTGGTACTGGTACCTCTACATTAACAGATCACGGTGTTCTTGTTGGTAGCGGTACTGACGCTATTACAGCTTTAGCCGTTGGTAATGACGGCCAATTATTAGTTGGACAAAGCAATAATGATCCATCTTTCCAAACTGTAACAGGTGTAATTAATATTAACAATGCAGGCGCAACGGCCTTCACTTCGACTGCTAATAGTTTAATTTCGGGCGCATTTACCGCAACTAGTGCCTCAATTGCTACCAATATTTCAACCAACGCAGGTAATATTTCAACCAACGCAGGTAATATTTCAGCCAACGCAAGTAATATTTCAACCAACGCAAGTAATATTGCTACATTAACAGCAGAAACTTCTTCTTACGCATTAGCAACAGATTTATTAGGATTAGTATCTGCATCGGGCGGCGCTAATAACCAAATAGCATATTTTGATAATGGTTCATATAGAATTCAAGGTAGTTCTAATTTAACATTTGATGATGATAATTTAACTATAGGCACTACTGGCCAAGTAAGATTTAGAGATACGGGTCTCTATTTATATTCATCTGCAGATGGCCAATTAGATGCAATTGCCGATACAAAATTAAATCTCCAAGCCCCTGGAGTTGACATTGGAAATATCAGTACCACCGCAGCTACAACAGTTAATATTGGTAATAGTGATAACTCAGCCACAGTCAATATTAAGGGTAATTTAAATGTTGAAGGTAGTACCACCACAATTAACTCAACTACAGTCAATATTGATGATAATATTATAGTTGTTAATTACGGTCCAGGCCCCTTAGCTACTGCAGGTATCCAAGCAATTGATGGAACCGGTACCTCTACACTTACAGGTTCATTAATTTGGAACGGAAATGATAATAAAGACTGGTGGGAAGCAGGCACAGCAGGTAATGAAAAACGTGTAATTTTAGAAGGAGCATCAGCAGGTACTGCAGATACAGTAGTTAAATTTGATGCAGCCGGAACAGTTGTAAATTCAACAATCACAGATAATGGTAGCGATATTTCATTAGGTGGCAATGTTACAATTACTTCAGGCCATACACTCACAGCACCCAACGCTGTAACATTCAGTGGTTTAACAGGTGCAACTAATAATACATCAGCTCAAGTAGCTTTTGTAGGTAGTGATGGTAAATTAGGTGAAGTTTCAACCACAGTTGATTCTTCAGCTACTGCAACTGGATTCTTAGCATATTCTTCTGACAACGTATTAGAATTTGTTAGTACAATTGACGGAGGTACATTCTAAACTACCCTCCATATATATTTCTTTGTAGAGAGTCTTGGTTCTTCCAAGACTCTTTACTATTTATTCTCGCAGTATATACTGTTAACATTTTAAAATAGACCATATATATGGCACAAACTATAAAACTCAGACGCAGTAATACTGCAGGAGCGGTTCCCACAACAGGGCAAATGGAAACTGGAGAGTTAGCTATGAATACAGCTGACGGTAAGTTATTTTTAAGAGATAATGCATCTGTACGCCCTATAGTAACTGTAGATAATTTAGTAACGGGTAGTATTAATCTATCAGGAAGTATTTCTGCCAGTTACATAACATTCCCCGACATAGCTGATGTAGATTATAGACCACAAGTATCAGCTAATGGTCGTTTAGAACTATCAGGATCTTCTATAGGTTTAAGAATAGATTCGGGGCAGGATTTTAGAATTTTCAATTTAAGTGAAAACCCTACATACCCCCCAGTCTCAGTTGCCAATACAGTTATGATGTATCATACTTCTAGTGGGTATGTATACTATACTGCATCATCAGCAATTGGGGGATCATCAATATCAGGAACCCCTGGCCAAGTATTATATTTTGATAACTCAGGAGATCCTGCAGGTAATACTGAATTAACATTTGCCCCAAGTTCGGGTAAATTTCAAGTAGGAGATGAATTTGCTTCATTTGCTACTACTACTAATAATCCTTGGAACCAACCTGGATACGAAGCCACAGGTAGTACTATTATATCTGAAAAAAACGCATTAATAACTAATGCTGATTATACTTTTAGAAGATTTAACTTATTAGGATTAGCAGAGCACGGTAGTGGGCCTAGTGGTGTTGTAGGGGGAGTATTACCTACTACCGCATTACCAACGGCCTATGATGCCCCCGTACCTGGTTTACTACCACCTCCATCAAGTCTTGATGATTATCGTATGGGTATTAATGGACAATTAAGGTTAGGTAATTTGTGGGCTTGGGTATATCCTGATGGGAAAACTGATGTAATGACCTATGGTTCATTTGTGTCAGTTCCGGGATCACCAGGTATGACTATGGGTGAAGGGGGATTTAGATTATTTGCCAGTGAATCAATGGTATTTGATATATCTGGTAGTTTATTGACCCCTAAAGAAAGTGCAAGCATTGAATTTACTCTCGCAGATGATTCAAATGATCCCGCATTAATGATAAAGGTAAGAGATGAAAACTCAGGAAAACAAATCCCAGCTTTATATGTCAGCCAATCAGGGGGTAGGCCTTTAATAGGAGTAGGTACTACTACTCCCAGATCAGCCTTTGATGTGAGGGATATTAAAGATGATGGCTCAGGTACCGAGTTTGTATTCCAAACAACACGCACATCTCAAGGGGGTCAAATTGGCGATAAAGCAGGTACTATAAACTTTACAGTTGATAGTGGCAGTTATGCTGATTACAAGACATCAGGTTCAATTGCATTAATAGAGAGTGAAGTAACGGGGATTGATGCTACAGGGGTTAAAGGTGACTTAATTTTTAAATCATCAAATAATACAAAACTTGCACCCACAGAAGTATTACGTATTAATAGTTCAACATCGACCTTTAAAAGTGCGCTTAAAACTGAACAATCCCTTACTATCGGCTCTAACTCAGTACTTATAACAAATATCGAAGATACCCCTAGCGGCGATACATTACAGACAATAGACTTATTTAGTTTGGGTACATATGATGGAGCTGTATATGATTATACATTAGTAGATTCAGGGAACGGATATATGAGAATAGGTCAATTTATGGTTATCTCAGATGGTTCGACTGTTTCATATACAGATACATCAACGAGAGCTATCGGAGGTGATATATCCGAGCCGGTATTATCAGCAACATATTCTGGAGGTGTTGCGGTACAGATTACTAACGGCGGCGGCTATGTATTTAAATCATTAAGAAAATTAATTTAACAACCTTTGGAAAGTGAAAAAGGAATAATATGGCAAACGAATTCATAGCAAGAAAAGGGCTAATTGCTCTTAACAATACTCAGATAACAGGAAGTTTATCTGTAAGTAGTACATTATCAATCCCCGGCTTTACCAACGTATCAGCTTCGCTAGCAGCGGCAGTCGCCGGCGGCGATAATCTAGGTAATCATACTGCTACTCAAGATTTAGATCTAGGCGGCAATGATATAATCAATATAGGTAATATTACAGCTTCAGGTAATATAAGTGCAAGTGGAGCTATAACTGGAAGCGACGTTTATATAAATGATTGGGGCAGCGTTTCTGCTTCATTAGCAGCTGCCGGCGGCGGATCCGGCGATAATCTAGGTAACCATACGGCTACCCAAAATTTAAATATGGATTCATATCCTATTACTAATGTTACTAGCATAACAGGTAGTAATTCGGCAGCAATTGAAATAGGTGATTATAATTTTGGTTATGAAGTTACAACAGGCTATCCAGTTACGGGCTCTGGTATCATTATTCGTAAATCTGGAATACCTGCTAATAACCACCCAATGTTAAAAATTGGAGATGTTGAATTAATGGATATAACTCCTGTATTTGAATCTCCTGCATTTCTTATACGTAATGTAGATAGATTTTTAGTTACTTCTGGAAGTGAACCTGCTAATATATATGGTGATTTTTCTACCAAATTATTTGAACATGATGGTGATGCCTTTAAAATAAATATTGGTGGTGATACTTCACCTGTATTTACTTTGGACTCTGCTAGTGGGCTTGTAGTAAATACATCGCTTACCGCTCAACGAATAAATGCAGGAGCTAGTGAGGGTACTATAAGTTACATGGCAGGTTGGACAGGTATCCCCAGTACTCCTACCTCAGAAATAAAATATCAAAGCTTAGATACTGCTGTATCTGCATCAGCAGCGGCTTCTGGGTTTAGTAGTGGTGATAATTTAGGCAATCATACTGCTACCCAAGATCTAAATTTAGATAGTAATAATATTATTAATGTTACTAATATCACTGCATCCGCTAATATAAGTGCCAGCGGAGATTTGCATTCATCAAGATTATTTTTGCCACAAGGTAATGGTACGTTTGACTCAGGCTTAGTATTTGGAGTAGCATCAGGCGATTCAGGTTATATTTACGATGATGGAAATAAAATACAAATCGGCTATAATGACGCGGATATAATAGCAATACAAGATACTACTGATAATGTATCTATAGTTGGTAACCTTAATGTTAGTTCGGATATTACTGGTAGTGATGTTAAAATCGATGGTTGGGGAAGTGTCTCTGCCTCATTAGCAGCCGCCGGAGGCGGGGGAGGCGGTGGTGCTACTGTAAGTCTTATAACTTCAATAGGAGGTCGTTTACAGATAACTACCGGTACAGATGCTGGTGAAGATAATACAGGATTAGCGGGAGCTTTAGGAGCACATTATTATGTATGGAGTACTACTACTTTTTTATCATCAAATGCCGTTGCATCAGGAATAGGCACGCCCGGCACTAGTACATTTACTGGGGGTATTGGTTATAGCATTGTTAATGGATTATTTAGAGTGCTAGAAGGAGGAACTATCGCAATCGCAGGTAATATAGAATGGGATTCAAACGCCGAAGTACAGGGCGAAGATATGAGAATATTTGTATGGAAAATAGATTCATCTGAAATCAGTGCTCTAGCTAATGGTACTTATGATTCTTCTTGGAGCGGAGTATTAGTTGCCAGTACGTCAGTAACATGTCCCGCAGCATCTCAAAATATCATACCTATGTCATTTATAAGCACAAATGGAGTTAGCGTATCTGCAGGCGACATGGTATTTGCAACTGCAGTATTTGATGGAACTGTTACCGGTACTAGATACTTCCCTATTAACTATCAATTATATGTAACTGTCTAAAAAAAGAAAAAAACTATGCCAAATTATGATGACTTACCCACAGAATTATCGCCTTATACGGGATCATTCTTTTTAGATTCAACATGTAAACAAGATATTTTATCTTGCTTACCTAAAAACACAGATGATATTAATGAAATTAGATATAAATTGCAAAAATTAGTTACATATGTGTATATCAAATTTCATGATGAGTACCAAGATCCACCAAATGTTTAATATTAATTTGGTTCTTCAACTCTTTTCACATACGTATATACAAACATTTAAAATTTATAAGTTATGGCCGTAAAAAAAGGAACTAAAGCCCAAACTACTACACCTAATAGTGTAAAACTTACTAGTGAAGAAATTCAACAACTTAACGAACTCCGTATGAAAACCAGTGAACTTACTTTTCAAAGAGGACAAATTGGGATTGCTGAAGATAATTTAAAGAGGCAATTGAACCAACTTGCTGAACAGTTTAATGGATTGTATCAATTAGAAAATTCTATTTCCACAGAATTTTTTAACAAATATGGTAAAGGAGAAGTTAATTTGGAAGAAGGTACTTTTGTTAAATCAGAAGAGTAATTTTTTTTAAAATACCTTTGATATTTATTGCCAGCAGGAAACTGCTGGCAATTTTTTTTGATATTTATTATAAATAAACAACACAAGATATGGCTGAAAAAATAATATCACCTGGGGTATTTCAAAGAGAAACCGATCAATCTTTCATAAGCCCAGCCCCCATTCAAGCTGGAGCGGCAATCATTGGCCCCACAGTAAAAGGTCCTGAATTACAACCTACCTTAGTTACTTCATTTGGTGACTATAAAAATAAATTTGGCACCACTTTCTTATCAGGCTCTAATAGCTATGAATACCTAACCTCTATAGCAGCACAAAAATATTTTGCTAATGGAGGTAGGAGTATGTTAGTAACTAGAGTAGTAAGTGGTTCATTTACACCTGCTACTTCAACCAGAATACTATGCAATTCAGGTAGTGTAGATGGTAGAACCGCTACAGCATCGGTTGATTTAACTGGTAACTTACCGGATGCATTTGAGGGATTTGGGGTATTTGATTCAACTGATGATTCAACCCAGTTTATTGCTTTAAGTTCTAGCTTTACACAAACTTTAGGAGCAAGTGTTTACTATGCTTATGATGGAGATTTTGATAATTTAAATATTGAATTTGCAAGTAACAACTTACCTTTTACTATTAATGTAGATGGTAACGTTATTTCTATAACTTCTTCTAATGTAGGAACTACTCAAAACAACTACGTTATTAGAACAGGTTCATTAGCTCAATTAGTTTTTTCTCCAGGAACTCTTGATGATATTGCAACTTTCGGAGGTGGTGAAGATTTAGTAAGTGCAGCCAATACTAATGATAATATATGTTTTACCTTAAAAACAATAGGTAAGGGTATCTTATTAAATAATACAACTGATATAGACCCGGATAATATTGAAGAATATAGTGATGGTTCACTCAAAACAGGTTCACTTGACAATTTAAGATGGGAAATTTCAGGAATCAATAATGACAACGGAACATTTAATTTAGAAATTAGAAGAGGTGACGATAACTCAAATAACCCAATTGTATTAGAAACTTTCTTGGGGTTAAGTTTAGACCCTGAAAGTGACAATTATATTGAAAAAGCCATAGGTAATCAATATGTTGCCCAAACTAATTACGATGGGCAATATATGGTCACAGTAAATGGTGATTATCCAAATATTTCAAATTTTGTATATGTTGATTCTGTATCAAAGCCTACCCCTAAATATTTAAATAATGATGGGTCTGTAGGTGTTGATAGTTCTAATCTTTCATACAGCTCTAGCTTACCTTACCCTGCTAGTGGTTCTTTTTGTAATGCTGCTGGAAGTATAATCCCTACAGGTAGAAAAGGTAATTATTTTGAAAATATTAGTAATGTAGATACACAAGGAGTACTTGAAGATGATTACACTATTGCTATTAATATCTTAAAAAACAAAGACGAATACAGATTCAATACAATTACTACTCCTGGTATCTATAATAAAGATCACGCTTCTGTAGTGGCTAGTGTAATTGAATTATGTGAAATGCGTGGCGATTGTTTTTACATCACAGATTTAGTGCCTTATGGTGATACTATCACTAGTGTAACTAATGAAGCAAAAGAAATTAATTCTAACTATGCCGGTACTTATTGGCCTTGGGTCCAAACCCCATCTGTTGAATTAAGTCGAAATGTATGGACTCCTACCTCTACTGTGATGCAAGGAGTATATGCCACCAATGACGCAATTGCAGCTCCTTGGTTTGCTCCAGCTGGTTTAACTAGAGGGGGATTACCTGTAATTAAAGCTGAAATTAAATTAACTCAAGGGTTACGTGATAATTTATATTTGAAAAAAGTTAACCCAATTTCTACTTTCCCAAATACTGGTGTTGTAGCATATGGTCAGAAAACACTTCAAACTAAAGCAAGTGCTTTGGATCGCATCAATGTAAGAAGATTAATGATTTCATTGAAAAACTTTATTGGTGATACTGCTAAAAATTTAGTATTTGAACAAAACACTACAGTAACCCGAAATAAATTCTTAAATGCCGTTAATCCTTTCTTAGAATCAGTTCAACAAAGACAAGGTTTATATGCATTTAGAGTAATAATGGATGAAACTAATAATACTGCAGATGCTATTGACAGAAATCAATTAGTAGGCCAGATATTTTTACAACCTACAAAAACTGCAGAATTTATAGTTCTAGATTACACAATTCAACCAACAGGAGCTACTTTTGGTGAATAAAAATTTAAAACTATTATATTTATAATAAAACGACAATACAATGGCAATACTCAGTTCAGCAGAAATGTTCTTTACGGCCTATGAGCCTAAATTACAGAACAGATTTATATTTTATATAGATGGTATCCCTGCATACCTTATAAAAAACGCAGATAGACCTAAAATTACTTTTGACCAAGTAACTCTAGAACATATTAATGTTAAAAGAAAAGTTAAAGGTAAAGCTGATTGGCAAGATATAAGTGCTACTTTATACGACCCAGTCACTCCCTCAGGAGCCCAAGCAGTAATGGAGTGGATTCGTTTGTCACACGAATCTGTAACTGGTAGGGATGGTTATTCTGATTTTTATAAAAAAGATATCAGGTTTAATACTTTAGGTCCTGTTGGTGATGTGGTTGAAGAGTGGATTTGTAAAGGTGCTTTCATTACTGATGCTCAATTTGGTAGTGGTGATTGGGGGTCATCAAATCCAATGGAAATTAACATTACTATGAGAATGGATTATGCAATTTTGAACTACTAATATTAGCCAATATATTAAAAGAAAAGGGAATCATTTGTGTGATTCCCTTCTTTTTTACATATGTATATAAAAACATATAAAAGTTATGGAAAATAAATCTATGTTCCCCACTGAGGAAGTTACATTACCTTCAAAAGGCTTACTTTATCCTTTAGATAATCCCCTTGCTAAAGGATCAGTTGAAATGAAATATATGACTGCAAGAGAAGAGGATATTCTCACAAATGAAAGTTATATTAAAAAAGGTATAGTAATTGATAAATTATTACAATCTTTAATTATATCTCCTATTAATTATGATGATTTAGCTATAGGAGATAAAAATGCATTATTGATTGCTGCTCGTGTGTTAGGTTATGGTAAAGATTATTCTTTTACTATAGAAAACAATAAAGGAGAAAAAATCGAACACACTGTTGACTTAACAGCTCTAGAAGATAAATTGTTAAATGAGGAACATTTACTTAAACCCAATCACAATGAGTTTTCATTTACGCTTCCCATTCTAAAGAAAACTGTTACTTTTAAAATTCTCACTACTCATGATGAGAAAAAAATCGAAAGCGAACTTAAAGGATTAAGAAAATCAACTAAAGAAGTTGGTGAACTTACTACTAGACTCAAACACATTATTTTATCTGTAGATGGAGATTATGAAATAGCTACAGTAAGAAATTTTGTAGATAACCAATTGCTAGCTAGAGATAGTAGAGCACTCCGTGAATATATGAAACAAATTAGTCCCGATGTTAATATGACATTTGACTATGAAGATGAAAACGGAGAAATGCAGAGAGGGGTCAACGTGCCATTAAACGTTAACTTTTTTTGGCCTGACGCCTGAGTATAAAATTACTATATATAACGAAGTACACGATTTAACTTACCACGGAGGTGGAGGTTTTACTTATTCTGAGGTATACAATATGCCTATCTACTTAAGAAGATATTCTATTCAAAGAATTAATAAACTTTTACAAGAAGAAAAAGCATCTTACGAAAATGCTCTTAAAGATAGTACTTCTACTAAAAAATATTAATCTGTTATATTTATAATATATAAATAAATTCTATGGCAGATAATAACATTAGATTGGACGATATTGGCGATGCCGGTAGGAGAGCCAGAAGTGAATTTGAAGATATTAGGAACCTAGTAGAGGCCCTAAATAGTCAATTATCGGCAGCTAATCAATTAACTAGTGATTTTGCTGGAGAATTAAGTCGCAGTGCTACACAAAGTAGAAGATTAGCGGATGAAGCTGAAAAAGTTAGAGGTGGGTCAGCTTCTACTAAACGATTGCTTAACCAGCAAGCTGAAGCTATAGCAAAACAACGTACCTTACAACAACAAGCTAATGAGGCTCTTCAAAAATCTGTAAGTGCCAGAAATACTGAACAAAGAATTTTAATTGCCCAAGCAAATAAATTAGCTCAAGCTGCCAGTGAAGCAGGAATGTTAGCTAATAATTTTAGGGAACTTGCTAATATAAATGCTGAATTGGATAAAAAAGCTGAGTTCTTTTCTAACTTAGGAAAACTATCAGGTCAAATACCCGGATTAGAAAAGTTCTCTTCTATATTCAGCGATATAGGACAATCAATAAGAAACTCAGCTAGAGAAGGAAAAGAAGGATGGGCTAAATTTGCGGGGGTAATAGATGTTTTAGGTAGAGCGGCTTTAGCAGCTTTTATAAAACAATTATTTGCTGTAGATCAAGAAACAACCCAATTAGCACGTAACCTAAATTTATCTAAAGCCGAAGCAATTGAATTAAAACAACAATTTGCCGGGGTGGCTCGTAATAGTGGAGATATTGCAATAAACTCAGTCAGAATCGCTAAAGCCAATACAGAATTAAATGCTCAATTAGGAACTGCGATTATTTTTAGTAGTGATCTCACAGTTACATTCTCTAAACTTACTGAAATAGTAGGATTAAGTGCTGAAGCCGCTGCTAGTTTAGCTTTCCAAGCACAAAGAGCAGGTGAGACACTTAGAGAGACTGAAGAAAATGCTTTAGGATCATCATATGCCTTACAAAGAACTCGAGGAATTGCTCTTAATAATAAAGAAATATTAGAAGCCACAGGGAAAGTTACAGGCCAAGTAAGGGCCAATTTAGGAGCTAATCCAGAAGCTATAGCAAGAGCTGTTACTGAAGCTAAATTATTTGGTGCTGAGTTAGAAGATATGCTTCAAATCTCTAATTCATTATTAGATTTTGAAAGCAGTATAGGAAACGAATTAAAGGCTGAATTGATTACTGGGAGGCAGATTAACCTCGAAAGAGCAAGGTCTTTGGCTTTAGTAGGTGACCAAGAAAGCTTAACCAGAGAAATTGCAGCCCAAGCAGGTACATTTACGGAGTTTAATAAATTAAATGTCTTACAACAAAGAGAATTAGCAGAAGCTTTTGGTTTATCTGCAGATCGTTTATCTGATATTTTATTTAAACAAGAAATCCAAGGTATGAATGCTCGTCAATTAAGAGCTTTAGGAAAAGGAGAATTAGCTAATAGATTAGAACAGTTATCTGCCCAAGAACAACTCCAATTAGCTACTGAAAAATTTATGACTGCCCTAGGTGACTTAGCTACAGTACTGATGCCTATAGTAGATGGATTTAGTTCTATTGTAAAATTCTTAGCTGAGTCGAAAGCTGCATCTAGTATATTTGTAGGTATTATGGGTGCTTTAGCAATAAGAAGTATAGTATCAGCGGTAGCCCAAATATTTGCTGCTAGCTTTACTCTAGGTCCTTTAGGAATAGGATTAGCAGCTGCTGGTGTAGCAGCACTTTATGCTTCTATAGCTAAAGCCCCTCGAATGGCTGAAGGGGGTATTGTAAAAGCTAAACCTGGTGGTAGTATGATTATAGCTGGTGAAGCTGGTAGAGATGAAGCTATAATCCCCCTTAATAGACTCAATAACAACCCTCCACCCCAACAGCCTGCTCCTATTATTATTGAAAATAGATGGAGTGCTTGGGGTGCGTCAAATGGAAATGGTAGACAAGGATTAGGAGGAACCCAAAATCTCCAAGCGAGCCCCACATTTGCTTAATATTTATAACAAAACAATCCAATTATGGCAATACAAAATTTATCATCACTGTATGACTTAGTAGGTGGGTTTGGTGCTGAAGGCAGCGGACCCGTTGCTAACATGCAAAACCAAACAGGTCCCCCATTCACAATTACAGGTCCCGATGTAGTTAGAGGAAATTATCCTTTTAACATTCCTGCTAATTCTCAATTACACGGTGGTCCTTTAGAAAACCAAGCTGGTCGTAGTTTAGTAGGTCCTTATTACTACCACACTTATGGTAACTCAACAGCAGTAACAGCCCCAGCTTTATTAGATTTAGATGGTCAAATTCCCTTTGCTACCCACCCATCTATCACTATTAACCCCTTTGGTAACCAACAATTACCTTATAACCAATTTGGTCCGCCCGACGGATTTTATTAATTAATAATTAATGGGTTTAAAACAACTCCTAATAGATACTGATAATGGTCTGTTTGGGTATTCAAATGAAATTCCACAACAACCTAATGGGAAACCCTTTACCCAAAGATCTCTTGATTATGGAGATAATAAGCCCTTAATAGTAAAAGGGTTACCTGGAGTTGAACAAGAAACTAATGGACTTGGGGGTCTTATAAACCAAGTAACTGACAATTTTGTTAGAGGGGGTATAGTAGGAGCTACAGCTAGAGCGGGAATAGATGCTGCAAGGTTAGGGAAATTTTTAGTTAATCCTAGTGGATTAAGCTTTTTAGCTGCTAATTTTGCCCTTCACAAAACTAATAATGAATCTATTAACTCCCCCAGGAACAGAGACTTTTCAGGATTTGGGACTTTTGCTTCTGCCATAGCTTCCTTTACAGGAACTAAATTTAGAAAAGATGGTTTACTTGATTTAAATTTTGAAGAAGGATATAATTATGATCCTTCAAAAGGGGGAGATAAGTATGAATTCTTATTAAGAGAATTTTCTCGCCTTAATATAGAAGATACTTCAGATCATACCTTATTAGGAATAACATATAATTTAAAAAATGGTCAAGATCCATCTATATTAAAACAATATAGTGGGGGACCCCATTCTACTTTTGGTATTGGGGATACTACTATTAAAAGGTATAAACAAAACCCATATGGAGGCTTTTACCAAACCGGACTAGAATATTTACCTTCTTTTAATG